AATTTGATTCTGTCCACCAATAACCTCATATGGATATACAGGTGGTAGATAAGTTTTAAATACTCTAGATAAAATTGTAAATTCTTTTTTCATTGCAGCATACATTCTTTTGTGAATCGCAGACATAACTCTTGATCCTCTTTCCAACATAGCGACTGTCGTGCCCACTGCTGCCTGTTGATTCCCGTCTCCTACTTGCAGGTCCGCTATTGAAGCGAATCTTTGTCCTGCCGATACCACGACTCCCATAAGCTGTAATAAAGTTTGAGATGGTTCTTTAAACGGTAAAGTCATAAATGCATCTTTCAAGTTTCCACCTGGTGCATCGACATCTCTAAATTCTCCTGGCTGTATAGATTGCGCTTCGTCTCTCATTTTAATTCCACGCATCTTAAATCCTGCTGGTAAGTTTGATAATGTTCCTGCATCTAACAATTGTCTAAGAGCTGCAGTTGCTGTTCGTGATAATCCACCGATCATATGAGTTAAACCAAAACCATAAAAACCTAATCCTGGTAAAAATTTAAAATGCACAAAATAATTAATTTTATTTTTCATTGCATCGTTTGCTTCGTAGTTTCTTCTTATAGATAATATTTTTCTTGTGCCTTCTTCTACAGTTACAACATATGGAAGTTTAATTCCTGTTGGTGATTCGTCTACACCAATATCTTCAAAACCTTCTAAATCTAAATTAACGTGACACTCTAAAAGTGTATACATTCTTTGATCACGACCTTTAGATGTACCATCTAATTCTCTTTCTGCTTTTTCAGAACTAGTTTCATCCATATAAGATGGATTGATTTCTATGTCTCTATAGAATCCACCCACTTGTTGTTTTCTTAATTCGTTTTCTGTCATACGCACTCTGTGTATAATAGATTCACAATCATCTAATGATGTTGCAGTGTAAGGTACAACAATGTCATCTGCTGGTACAAACTTTGATACTGCTCTTTGCATAATTTCATCATAGTAAACTTTTTTAAATGCTGAACCTGCAAGAGGTAAATAGAATAACATTTGATCAAACTCTGCTTCATACTCTGGCATCTCAGACATGATTTGATAATTCATAAATTCTTTTACTCTTTGTGATTGTGCTTCTTTGTCAGGTGTTGGCATTCCAACAATCTGTGTTCTAACTGGACCTGCTGCTGGTAGTAATTCTTTATAAGCTAGCGCTTGAAACTGAGTTACAGCTTCTGCTAATACTGGGTGAGTTGCACCACTTGCTCCTTTAAATGGTTCTGTTCTATCATCATAATTAAAACCTAAAAGTTCTAAACCTGATGTATAAGTTCTTTCCCAATCTTTTCTTGAATTTTTATAATCCATGTAATTTTCATACATCTGTCCACCTAATGGATCGATTACTTCGTCTGGTAATAATTCTGCAAGGTTTGCAAAATGGCCTTCACCACCATCAGTGTTTACTGCTGATGGATCAAAATCTATATCGACACTGCCATCTTCGTTTTCTTGAACATCAACAGGGCCTTTTGTTTTCTGTTCTTGTTCTAATTCTACTTGTAGGTCTTCTTCACTAGGAACGTTTAGTTCTGTTCTTACCTCGTTGGGTAAGGCTTTGTCTGTTGCCATTTATTTTCTCCAGTTTCACTGTCTTAACAGTATTATAGTTAATATTCAACCCTTGTGGATTAGGTCCTGATTTAGGTGGTGGGCCACTCTTTTTGCCTTTAATCATAAAAATCATCCGGTATTGTGTCATCATATGGACCCATTACTTCGTCTAAATATTCTGCAGGTTTTTCTTTAGCTAAGTTTCTAAGTCTTGCTCTTTCTTTAGCTTTTTTAATTTCTGCTGGTGTTCTAATTTTACCTGTTGCATATCCTTCTAAATAATCTGTTTCTGATAAAAGATCATCTAACACTTCAGTTGTATTTTCTCCTAAATCAATATCATAATCATCTGGTCCAACTTGCCTGCCTTCAGGAACAGATTCTGATGCTTCAAATTGTGCTTTTGTTTTTTTACCACTTTCTTCAAGAACTTCTGGTGCTTTGTATTGCATTTGTAATGGCTCATCTAATGCAGTTTTACCACCAACAACTTCTACTCTAACATCATTAGTTGTAACATCATAATGCACATCAACCGTTGCATCTTCAATGTCAACTCTCTTAACAATTTGTCTATCTGCTATTGCTTCTGTTTTAGTTACATCTTTACCTTCTTTTAAAACTTTATTTACAAATGGCTGGAACCAATCTGGCATGCCGCTTGTTTTTTCAATAATAACTTCTGCAGCTTTTTTTGCTTTAGGTGCAAGTTTAAAATATTTACCAACAATGGGTAGCACGGATAGAGCAGCGAGGCCTTTTATAAATAATCTTTTGCTGGGATCTTTTGGTCCTTTAGCAAAACCTACACGACCACCTTGGTTGTAGTATTCTTTTGTAATGTCATCTAAAGACACTCCAAAAATATTATCTCTTATATTTTTTGCTATTCCAGCTCTTTGACTAGCTCTTGCTGCATCTCTTTCTTCTCTAAAATCAGCGTATCTATCTTGACCTTCTTTTAATTTTACTTCAGCTTCTTCTAAACTTAAATCAGAATCAACTTCTGGTCCTTCAATAAATCCAAAACCCATCATTTGATCTTCGTTTAAATCTTTTAATTTATCTTGTTTAATTAAACTTCTTGCTTCTTTTTCTTCTGGAGTTAATTGTAAAATTTCTTTTCCTTTATACAAAATTTTATCTGCACCTAATGCAGCTCTAGCTATAACTTCATCTGGTGGAAGTCCTTCTTTAATAGCTGTGTAACCATCATAAATAACTAAAGGAGCTGCTGCAATTCCTAAACCTTTAAGTCCTGCAGTCCAATATCTTTTTGCCTTAATATCATCTGGCATAGAGCTAACTATATTTATTAACTTTTCTAGACCTGGTATTGCTGATGCTTTAAATTTAATTTCTCCTCTATCTATTAATTTAGTAGAAAGTTTTTTTATTATTTTTTTAGCTTTTTCTTCAGGTGCATTTTTAAAAGATATTTTATCTATAGCCTCATTTGATAATCCCGCTACAGATTTTGAAAGATCAGCTCCTTTTAATTTTGAACTTAAAGTATCAGTATCTATTTTTTCAAAACCATAAAAACCTTTTTGTCCCGGCCTATCAAATTTTACATTATATTTAGTTTCAGGTGTAGGTTCATATTGATTAACTCTTCTGCTTATTGTAGTTATTTCAGGAACTGTTTTGCCTTTTACAATCCTATTTTCTATAGCTTGTATTTCATCAATTCTTCTTTTGTTTTTAATTGGGTCGTTCATAAGTTTTGATTTTTCAAAATCTAAATTTTGTAAAATAGATTCAGCTTCACTAAATTTAGTTATGTTTGTTGTATCAATAGCTAATTTATTTAAAGCGTCTCCCATTCTTTTTGGATACATGTGTTGAAGAATCCCTAGTCCTTTACCTTTTGAGGTAGATAAATTTGCAAGGTCTCTTGCTTTTTTCTTTAAATATTGTGGATCGTTAGCCATTCTTTCTAAATAAGCATCCGATGTTTTAGTTGCCTTTGCATAATAACCTTCTGTTTTATATCTATAGTCATCTCCAAATTTTTCTGCCATAGAAGATTGTAATCCCGCTAAAGCTAGTTCTGCAGTCTTAGGTGTTAGATTTGATAAATATTTTTTATAAAGAGCTGCATTATCGACACCTCTTCTTCCAGAGGTTGCTCTAGTTCCTTCATATCTTTTTTTAAAATCTTCCATAAACTCTTCTTTAATTTTAGGATCAGAAAATTCAATATCAACAATTCTATTTGTTACAGTTTTCTTTTCGGGAACACCTTTGGCAAATTTGTTTTTATAAGGATCATATAAATCGTCTTCAAAAAGATCCCTTAATTCTGAAAGATAATAATCTCTAGTATAATTTCCTTTAACTATTTTTGCTCCTGTCTTTGGAAATTTAAATTTTAATTTGTCTGTTTCTGTTTTATTTTTTCTTCCAAATATTCGAGCTTCAAATTCTGTAAGAACTTGACCATACTTTTTTAAATGGTTTTTTATTTTTCTAACAGCATTATGGTCACCTACTGCTGTTTTATAATTATCATAACCAAGTTTTTTAGCGCCTGCGTTTAATGCTTCTAACCCAAATTCTGCAATGGCTTCTTGTATATTTTTTTCTTTAATAGCTTGACCACCATTACTAAATTCAACTCTTATCGGTCGCGTAAGATACGCCATCATTTGATTGTATTCGTGGATCTTCATTAGAATCCTAATACGTTAGGTAATCCGCCTTTGGCCATTTGTACCCTGCCGCCCGCTGCTTGTTTCGTTCTATTTATATTTGTTGGGTTAGCAAAATTACCAGCGTCATTGGTATAAGTCATCATAAATTCTTTATTGCCTAATAACATACGGTCATCTACCATATTTAAAAAATCTTTTTTTTGTGCAGGAGACAATCTATTAAACTGCACATCTTGTTCGCCTTTAATAATTCTTGTTGCTAAATCTTTTACGGCCTCATCTGTATTTGCAATAATTCTACCAAAGTAATCTTCTTTAAAATTAAAATACTGATCATCATCCATCATTGATCTTATTGTTGAACCATAGTCTTTTTGAGGTCTTCTTGGATTAAAAGGTATACCTTCTTCATCATAAGGAAGTTTTTGTACCGTGTCATCAAACACTTCATCCTTTGCACCTTTTGTTTTCTTAAATGCATTCTCTACAGCTCTTCTTGCAACTCCTGTCATTTCAATACCTTTTTCTTGAAAATACTTTAAAGCATTGTCTAAAGTCATTTCTCCTGATTTAATATAAGGTCTCATTGCCTGAAGTATTTTAAATATTCTAGGTATCTTATCTATTGCCATTAGTAATACGTCCTTTTTGTTTTGATGATCTCTTCATCCTTATAATCTTCTGGGTGGGGGATTAGTCCTCCCTGTCTAAATCGCATTACCGCTTGGGTCATAGAATCCACCAAGTCATCATGATCGCCATAGGGGAACGCTGCGCATTCCTCAATGACTTCTTCTGCAAACTTATCGTCTGTGGACCATATCATACCAGATTCAAAGAGAGGTGCAACTGAATTAACACGGGTATGTTTATCATTTCCTTTTGATGGGGTAAAATTTACAACCGGTATACCCATAGCTCTAAGCTCATAAGTTAGTGGTAGACCTGATGCTTTTGCTTCAACTAACACCGTCTCCGGATTCCAATAGTCATATTGTTCTTTGGCAACGCGACGAAGTTCGGGAAACTCGTATCTACCTTTTAGTGAATCTAATAATATCAAATTAGCAGGATTGTCTTCATTCTCACGAAATACACCCCACGTTGTAATAGCAGAGTAATCCGCTGTTTCCTTTTTCATAAACGCTGTATCGTATGATTGTATAACATGTTCTAATTGTGGCATTTCATCTTTTTCCCACTTCTTCCACCACTCACGTTTTATAATAGCACCTTCTTCAGAAGTAGGGTTTTGCATCCACTGTGCGTTCCACTTACCAACGGATAGTGAAGCTTTCACAGTCTCTAGCTCCTCGATCTTCCAATACTCAGGCCAGACTGGTTTATTAGATGGCATGATAGCAGGAAACTCAATCAACTCCCACTGATCTGACTTTGCTTCTTTTTGATGTTTTAATAATTGTCCTGTTAGATCTTTAACATTCCATCTTGTCATTACACAAACAATTGCACCACCTGGCTGCAATCTTTGACGTGGACCAGATGTATACCACTCGTACGCACGTTCCAATGCTGTTAAGTTCATAGCGTCTTGCTCCGAGTGCGGATCATCAATGATTAGAAGATCAGCACCACGACCAGTAATTGCACCACCAACACCAGATGCAAAGTATTCACCACCCTGTGCAGTTTCCCAGCGCCCCGCTGCTTGCGAATCTTCCCTTAATCTTGTCTCAAACACTTGCTTGTATTCATCAGAGTCCATTAATGTTTTAGCTTTACGCCCGAACCTGATTGCTAGTTCCCCGGTGTGAGTCGTTTGAATAATTTTTAATTTAGGTTTACGCCCGATCATCCAGGCGGGCAGCAAGGAGCTAGCGAACTCTGACTTGGTATGTCTTGGTGGCATATTAACAATCAATCGTTTAATCTTGCCATCTGCTATTTCGTTAAATTTTTTTGCAATAATTTTGTGATGACGGCCTTCAATGAATTCTGGCCACATATGTTTTGCAAATGAAAGAAAGTCATCTTTTACTTTCAAAATCTTTTTCTTTTCATCTAGTTTTAGATACATCTTCATGAAGTCTTTCTTCACGTCAGGAGGGAGCTTCTTAATTTTTTCTAGGTCTATTTCCATATATTTTTTGCAAAATTTTTTTAAAGGTGCTTTTGAAACCCATAACGTTTTTATAGGCTAAAACTCTCCAAATCAAGCAATAAAGTGTAAGTCTTGGGACCCCTTTTTTTGTATACTAATTAATTAAATATATGTTTTGCAAAATTGCGGATTGACTTGGTACCTCTATGGATTGTGATTGTGGGCCTGGCTATGCGAGGCCCACACTCTGTGTGTTCTGTTAGTCTAGCAACGTCATGTAAGCTTTAGCATTCATTCTACTAAACTTACTAAGACCTTTTTCTACAGTCTTATAGTCTTCAGCTTCCTCTGCTTCCTTAATCTCAATGTATAACTTGTGTTCCTCTTGTGTTAACATTGCAGATTCACCTGAGTAAGGGTTCGTTGCTTTGATCTTCATACCTTTATCTAATTGTTTTTGATAGTCTTTATCTAAAATATCTAGAAAAGGTTGGTGTATGTTTGTATCTGTCATATAGGATTATCCTAGTCTAGTTCGGTCCTATTGTCAACCCTCTTAATTTCAGACCTTGTATAAGTTCCGTCACGATAGCCATATTCATACTCATTAGTTTGTTTTTCATAACCTTGGCTCTCTCGTCTGTGTCTAATAAACTCGATCGGTCTACCATTCTCGATGTTTGCCATATGAGTATCTAACCATTGCGATTCGCAACTAGTACTACAAAAGTATTTGGCTCTTGCACTATATTCATTAGAAGTGTCTAAAGTCCATAATGCATATCGTCCTCGAACCACGCCTCTAGATTTTAGAAACCTGTCCTGTGTAGTTTTTTCATGGCAATTCGGGCCTTGGCAAAAATGTTTATTAGGCATTGCTATCCCCCTTGTATCTATCCATAGTTCCGACAATCTTATGCAATCGTTCAACTGCTTTCTCTAGCGTCGCGATTCTATCTTCTAGAAATTTAAGTTTGTTGCGTTGCAACATTGCGTCTTTGTTTTTGTCTATTAGTTCAAAATGTTCTTCTGTCATTTGTGTCATTTTCTATCACTCCATACTCTAGCAAATAATATTAATGCTATTGTTATTAATAATACATATTCCATAATTAAAACCTTATCTTATAATTACCAGAACAAGTTCTATAACCTTGCGCGTCTAGGTCATAGTAAGTTATTAATTGATTACCAGATTTACTTGTCCAATACTTTGACAAGCTATCCCATTTTGCTCTACGTGTTATGTGCTTTGCGTGTTTCTTCGCATAGTAAGTTATATTAAATGTTTTATTATTTTCCATATTTCCTCGCTTTCTATCTGGGATATTATAGTAATACCCCAGATTTGTCAATAGTCTAATTTATATCTTTATAAGCATATTCCTCATATTGTAATCTTGCCTTAATCTTATCTGCTCTTGATTGATTTTTATTCTTCATACCTTTAATCATACTAGCCAAGTTGCTTGGATTATAGATAGTCAAACCTGTTGAGTTAGTTCTAATTAGTTCTGCCTCATCAACTTGAATACCTAACTCGGTAGCCAACTCAATACCCTCGCTTAGATATCTATATGCTTTCAATCCAATTTTTAATTGGTCGCATTGTTTAGTAATTGTATCAATCCACTTTTGATGATTAACAACTAGATTGCCTTTTGCAATTCTCCAAGTTTCAAATTGCTCGTATTCATTTTTAGTACAAGCTATTGCTCTTGATCTGCAATAAGACGTTCCAATAACATCAAGATAGTATGGCGCATTAAAATCTTTTGCCATACCAATTTCTTCGCCACGATAACCACTATCGCCTAATGCTTTCATACACTCATCAACGTGCTTTGTTTTATGTGGATTATCTTTGTTTTCATTTTGTTGAGCATAAATGTCTGGATTGCAATCTTTTGCTTTTAGTTCTTCTCGGTAGTATGCAACTGCAAACTTTTTGCCCTCATCACTATCATACTCACTACCATTTAGATTGCCAAACAAACCAAAATCAAAGTGTGATTTAGTTTCTTTTTCTTTACCCTCATCATCAACATCTTCGTTATGTGCAAAGTAAAAACATTTATCTTTTGCAACAACATCACAAGGTTGCCCATACTTTTTTTTGAAAGTTCTAAGTATTGCAACATCTTCTGGTGGATATGCTCTTTCAACAACTTGCTTTGCAAGTTGACTTGCCATAACATATTTTTCATCAACCCATTCTCTTGCTTGAAGAAATGCCTCTCGTTCTTGAGTTGCTTCATTCTCAAAAGTGTGTTTTATTTTATTAAAGAGTTTGTTTCTTAACTCGGTGTTCATTCTTACTTTAGTCATTTTTTGCCTTTCTATAT